ACTATCTCAACCTCCGGCATCACTTTGTACTCGTCCATGTAATCCTTGACGAACTTTGCAATAGGTTGCAGTTTACGATCAAAAGATCCAGGATTGAATATGTTCTGTGCTCTAGCAAATGATTCTGCATCTGCTAATAACATTTCAATATACAATTTCTGTACATCAAATGAATAATCCTTAGCCTGCGATTGTTGTTCTTTATATTCAGCCATACATCTTTCTCTTTAAATCTATTTTCAGTTTACTAGACTCTGTTGTTTTCAATATTGATTGTATAGTAAACAGCCTACCATATTTTAACACAGCATCTGCCACATCGCCAACCGTTTTATCCCATTCTGGAAAAGCAACGCTCCATCCAAATTCTGTTGCTTGGCTAATCAATTTTTCTCCTGGAGCATCTCTATCTGGTACAACAATTACCGTTCTACCAAGACTGTCTATCAACTCTCTTTGTGTTTCATTTATCTCACTACCGAGTATACTCACACCAGAAACGGATATTGCATCAAATGGTCCTTCAGTAACAATCACAAATTTTCTTGTCCAATCTTGTGCATCCATGTTAAACACATATCCTGGCCATACGTCAGTGTAGTATTTCACACCGTTTGATTCCTCAAACATTCTACCAGTGAATCCAACTATTTCGCCTCGCCAGTAAAACGGTATCAGTAAACGTTGATAGATGTCCCATGTTTTGTCAGGTGAGTACATGAAGTCATACCAGTCAGCACCTATACCTCTTCTTTCTAAATATTTCAGTAATCCGTCTATCTTCTTCCATTGTGGTTCCGTGAGATCGTTGCCCACATACTTCTCTAACCACACATCCAGTTTGTGTGCATTCTTGGGCAGTGTCTTGTTCTTAAATGTTACAAATTTCTTCTTCTCATACTTTACATCGCCTTCCTCCTCACGCATGGCTTCTATGGCCAACTTACGTATGGTGTCATCGGTGATGCCTATGTAACTCATAAACTGTCTCATCTTATAGGTCAGTTTACGTCCTATCACATAACTTGCCTTAAAGCCACAATTGAAACAATGGTAACTTACAGTTCCGTCTGCACTGGTCATCAGTCCTCCACGTTTCTTTTTGTCAGCGGTTTCTCCGTTATGTACACAACATGGTGCATTGAAACTGATCCATCCGCTTGGTGTTTTCTTTCTGTTCGCAGGCAAACCAGTCAGAATTGTATTCTGTATAAGATTCATAATCTATACTATTTTACTGTCTATATAGGATTTTGTCAATACGGCCTGTGGTGTCCGCAGTTCTTACTGCTTTGAATCTGACGTTTTGGAAAACACCGGTAAAGTTCAAAGTTGTAACATCTGATGTACTGCTTAGGCTTGTGCTGGTAATTGTAAAATAATCGTTGTCAATTGGTGATGTTGCCACCATTGTTCCTTGCACTGTTACTGTTCCTGAGAAATCTTTAGGATATATTGCAACAGTATGTAATGCTTGATTGTTATTGATTCCTGGTCTCCCAGACACTGCACTTGATGTAAATGTGTCGCCCGACAATGTGAATGTAGATACAGACGTGCTTGACACGAAGTCTGGATAAGCACCATCAAGTAATTCTACAGTGCCAGCCGCGGCATAGCCTGTATCAGAGTATGTCACTTCATGACTGCCATCCGCTTTGACTTCACGCACAGCAAAGTTGTAAAATTTAGCATCTAGGTTAAGCAGGTCACCTTCTGTGATCGTGCAACTTGCATCACCCTTTGTGCTTACTGTAGAACCATCGTCTAATACTGTTAGAGTTTTGGTCAATACGGATTTATTACTTTCAGAATCGATCAGATTGAACTCGTACGTCTTTGACGTGATGTCCTGTGCCTTCTGATCCTCGTTTTTAAACGTGAATGACACTGGGTTTGATACCCCTCTATGCAGTGTTAGGCGTCTATCGTACACTTTTGAGTTCCTTCCGTGATAACCATTTATGTAGGCTATTACCAATTGATTTATTAAATACCTTTGTACTGTTTGCATAATACATATTTAACAGTATTTATAGATATAGAATGAACGAGATTTTTAACACATTAAGGGACAAGTTCCCATTTCTAAGCCTGATCAGAAAGGGCGATTTGGAGTATGTGGGCATAGTGCAGAACGAGGATGCAAATGTGATCAGTTTCTATGACTATGGTAGACTTATGATGCCTCAGGACAAGATGAAGTTCTTGAAATGTGGAGAGACTTGGTGGCACGAATCAAACAGAAAATTACCAATCAACATATTTCTAAAGGACGAATTCCGTTACTTTAGATCCACACTGGTTACATTGAACAGTAAGGATGTTGAGATAGTACATGGTCCTACTGTAAAACTATCTGAAATTTCAAAGAAACGGGTGAAAAGAAGAACTATCCAATTAGTGAGAAGACCTACTTAATCTTTGTAGGCTCAGTACAATTAATACCATTAACTCTCTCAACATATTTCGTCAAAGGATTGTCAGCCTGATATGAATGTAATTCTGATGATAATGATGTATTGCTATTGGATGTCTTGCGTTTTTTAGGAAGTTTTTTCTTACGTTTCTGATGGTGCATCAAAACTATATTTAGCACTGCTTATCAAATTCATCTGCACCACTATGGCCTGTGCATATGCCACAGCATGTGATTTCTTGAAGAAGTACGATCCATCTGTTGGCTTCACCCAGACTTCTTTCATTATGTCTACCCAATCCTTGTACATCAACTGACGTTTAGCAGGACGTATGATAGCCAACACAGCCGCAAGTTGTTCTATTGTCTTTGGTTCTAGTTTTGACACAATATTGAAATGGCCGTTTAGGTGAAAAAGGGTTTCCACAGTCTTAGGGTCCTTTAACATATCCCAATCAGGTTCTTGTATCATTAGTTCAACTAGTTGCTGTTCTGATTTTACATCCTTGTATATGTTTACATTCAGACAGTCTATCTTGAAGTAACCCCTGTCCTCTGCGTTTTTGTAATCCAGAGATGCATGTCCAGTAACAGGATGTTCTGGCACAGCATGGAAGTACACCCCTGTCTTGTGCTTCTCTGCCTTGCCATCTTTGATCATAGACGCTGGTGTGTGTTTGAACAGTTTTAGAGTATTATCTCTGTCAACGAAATCTATATCTACATCAGGCATTAGTGTACACTCCCTTTATCTTTTTCTGCATGTTGTATCATCTTGTCACGTGATCCTGGTTGTAATATTTCTAGAACATCTAACAGTTTTCTATACCCTTCAGTTTTTAAAATTTCTTTGTCGACCTTTGGCATTATTACTCTGCCTATGGAGCCATCCTCTTTGATTATCACAGCACAGTCTCCGTCGTCGAACTCCAAGTTGTCAGAAACTTCTAAATCTATTTTAGACAATTTTAGCCTCCCGTGCTGTATCCTGTACCAACATATGATCCGCTGGATAACTTTTCAATTTGCTTGGCCAGAAACTTGTATTAATAAATTTTTCAATCATTTGTAATTGTTCGTCGTTAAAAGATTTTAACATCCTTTTGCCTGCGTTGCAACCTAGCAACAGCCATGGACTAATCTTACCTTGCTGTATGTGTGCAACTGCTCTGTTAGTGTTGACTAGCCTGAAGTAATCAGACCATTGTGCATTCTGTTCATTTGCCCAGTCCATCATTGTTGCTATGCTTCTCTGTAATGCGGCCTCGACAGGTTCTGTCTTCAGTGCTTCTATCAAGTAGACTTCATACAGTTCGTCTCTTGCCCAATGATCTAATTTATATTTTGATTTAAGCACAAAGTCTATGTACCTGTCAGGATATATTGGATTAATATGCATTATGAATCTGCCAAATTTTACGAATGCATTGTAGTATGCACTCTTGACAAAGTCATCATATGTCTTTGGTTTTGAATTGTGCTGATGTATCTCATAAAATCTCTGGAACACCATAAACGCATTTACAACCCATTTCTCATCACGTTGAAGATATCTACGCTTTGGCTCGCATAAGTGTACCTGAAGTGTCCTTGCCTTTGCAAACTCTTTGCCACAGTAGGTGCATTTATTTGTCGATGCCATGTGCTTCAATCAGTTCCTCTAGTTCTCTATCAGTAATTACTTTATCAAGTGTTTCTAAATCTTGCTCTTTCCATGTTGGATATATCTGTTGCAATTTCTTTAAACTTTTGTTTGGTACACGCTTCATTGGTTTGATCCATGGATGGAATTGTTGTTGCAGTGCACCGCACATAGCAGTCAATATCCAAAGCAGTTTTTTATGCTTACCTAATGTAAAACAATGTTTGTTGACACACTCGTTGACCATTTCTACATAGTGTTCTACATAAAATTGATCCTTGGATGAAACATTAGAAACATATCTCATCAACATGTAAGGTGAATAAAGTGATTTTTCCTTATCGTCGATTCTGTCAAAATAATCTTTGTTCCTATAATCAACTGCTTTCAGTCCATTTCTTAGATCAAAAAATTTTCTATTTTTTTCTGCCGGCATATTTTAGTCCAAACATTGTGCATTCTTTTGCATTTACAAATGTTAATTTTATTTTATTCTGCATGTGATTCATACCTGAAAGTTGGAATTTGTGTTTTACTATGAAATCAAAGAATTCATGCATCCAATTCTCGTCCATCCACACAGCAATCTTATTGCTTGTAATCATTACAGGTGCATCAATAGTAATTGTTTTCCTACCAGACCGAGCCATAGTCAACCTGTTCGCATTGTCTAGAGATGTCCTTAACAAAATAAGCACATATGGGATTGGCTCCATTTGTCAAAGGTACTGACAACATCTGACCTGTTTTGATTTTAGGAAAATACCATTTTACTTCTGTGTAAATGTCTACTACGTCTATTGGATAGAAGTCTGGCTTAGGACTTGATAACGGATTAAATGTAAATGCATCGAAACCTCTGTCGTTCAAACTTGTGATTGGCAATACGTGCATCTCTGATTGTCCTGCCTCGCCAATTAGCATCTTCCAGTCCAGTGGCATTTTAATTTTCCATGGGCCAATTTCTAACACGGCCGCCGGAGCATTAAAACTTTCAAGGAATATTAAAGGTATGTAAAAGAAATCTGGATTTTCTGGATCCGAGTTATCAAGAACTGCAAATCGTAGATCTTCATCAACCCATTCCGGAATTTTCTCTAATGTATATGTTCTATTATCTAGTGTAAGGATTTTCATAATTTATCTTTTCTATATTATACGGGTAATTGGCCTCTTTGTAAAACTTTTTCCTTGCCCCTAGGTGTCTTTTTGCAAACTTGCAACTGCTTGTTATATCCCATATTTGTACGCTGTCCTTGTCTTCTGCTTTTCTAATACCACGTCCGATACTCTGTATGACCCGCACAAATGATTTACCAGGTTCTATAAGAACAAGATTGAAAATACGAGGAATATTAATACCAACAGAGGCAACTCCATATGTGGCGATAATAACTTTATTTTGGCTAGTAGATACTTCATCATACTGTTCCTTTCTATCTGTGTTTTTTGTTGATCCAGAAACAAACACTGCATCTTTAATTTTTTTCTCAAGTATTTCGCCTGCTGATATTCTGTCAACAAGTATTAGTGTGTTTCCTGATGTTGCTATGTCTTGGATAGTATTTGCTACCCATGTCATTCTAGTTGTGTCGGTGGTGAGCCATTTTAATTCTTCGCCATATGTTTTGAACTGAGGATGATCCTGCGTTTGCAACACGTTTACATGACAGTTTGCGAGAACACCTTTGTCTTGCAGTTCGCTGGCCTGTATCCTGTTAGACACTTCTCCAATACTACATTTCAAACCCATGAATTCGTAATCTGCCTTTGGCACGGTACCCGTCAGTCCCCAACGTATGCCACAGTGAGCAAACGGTCCAGTCAACAGTCTTTTGAGCACGTCTGCTTTGGCCATGTGCACCTCATCAATTATAACTGTGTTGATGCCTTGTATTGCTTCTAAAAAATCTGTTGTGTGTTCGTCTTTACTTTTCTTTTCTAGCACGTTCAACGACTGCCATGTGGCTATTGTGTTGAACCTTCCTAACTCTTTTCGGTCGCCGTAATAGACGCCAACATCTAAGTTACAAGCAAGAAAATCTTCCTCAGTCTGTGTGACAAGACTCTTGTTCGGTACTATTGTGAGTGTTCTTCCATATGGTTCGACCAGTTGGCACAGTGCCGCTGTAATAATAGTCTTACCTGCGCCAGTGGCTATCTCTTGTATGCTCTGTGGGTGTTCAATAAATTTATTGATTGTCTCCACTTGATAATCTCTTAATTCTATTGGCTGTCCCGCGACCGGGTGATTGTCAGGCCATTTGATATGCGATAGATAATTTTTGTCCACCGTCTTAAATTCATAGTTGTGTTGTTCTCTTCGATCCTCTACATCAATGTATACACCACCCTCATCGAGTATTGGTATGATCTGATCAACGAGATTTAGATATGTTGTACCACCAAGACCAAAGAAACTGATCTTTCCGTCCCATCTTCCCAGTTTCACTGCAGGCAAATGTCGTGCGTATGGTATCTCATATTTGAATTTGTTAGATAATTTTTTACGCCATTCGAGACTAAGGTTCTCGAACTTCACGTTCACTTCATCTTTTATTACTAATTTACAACTGCTCATTCTAAAGTTTTATTATAATATGATCATGCCAATCCCAACTACTCGGTTGGTGATCACTATAATACAACTTTTTTGGAAGATTTTCAAG